TCAACAGATATCCAAGCCATATCTACTATACTTAGAGCTCTAATAATTCTTATTCTTTCATCTTGATCTTGAAAGAATTGAGAACCTTTCATTTCTCTCTGTAAATCATTATTTACTATAACGATTAATATATCACCAACTTCTTTGGCTTTTTCGAACAACTCTAAATGTCCTTTGTGAAGTGGATTAAAGTATCCACTAACTATAACTGCTTTTTTCATTTTAATTAACTAATTGTATAAACACTAATGTAAAGACTATAATAAATCCTACATATATTAAATCTATTTTTTTCATATATTTTTTATATCAAACCATTTTTTCATCACTACACTGTTTACTTTATATCCAGTTTTTTCATAGAAGGGAATTAATCCTTCTCTACAAAATAATGTAGCTCTATAACATCCGTTTTTTAGTACTTTATCATTTATATACTCCATAAGTCTTTTACCAATGCCTATATTCCTATATTCCTTATCTACTACTATATCCTCTAAATGACATGATCTATAACCTCTGATCTTATTTTCTACAACAATACTACCAAAAGCTATAATTTTTCCTCCATCTAATCCAACTATACCTATAGAGTTAAATTCTGTCCATGCATCATCAATATCAGGGATAAATCCTTCTGGTTGAATTTCAGCTATAGGTTTTAATTGTTCTAATAATTCCCATACCTCAACTAAGTCTTTTTTTACTATTTCTCTAAACTGTATATTCACTTAACTGTTGTCAATCCTCTGAAGTTTTCTAGCCATCCTTCAGTATTTTTTGTTACTCCTTCTATTTTATCTTGATCTAAATGATGTAAGAATGCTCCTGTTTGTAAATCTGGTACAGGGGATTTTAATATCTTTTCTACATACTCTACTTCTTTATCATCTAAAGAGGTATCATGTAGGTTCATCAATTTAAAATTAGTCTCTACTCTATCCCAATTGTGTATTATTTTAGCAAAGATTTTTTTTCCGTCTAGTTTTTCTTCCGCTACTTTAAATACGTAATCTAAATCAGTCTTTTCAGTTAGTAGTTTAGGAAACTCTGCTACTATAGTTTTAATTCCTAATCCTTTAACCCCCGGTAGATTATCTGAGTTATCTCCTGTTAGGGCTTTTACTAAGTTATAATTTGTAGGTAACACCTTAAGTTCCTCAAATATATTATCTTTAGTAAATGTTTTCTTTTTTACTGGTGCGTAAACTTCAATATTATTGTCTACTAACTGTAAAAAATCTTTATCAGAAGAAACTATAGTCACTTTTTTACCTGCCCCAGAAGCTCTTTTTGCTAAATAAGCCATTATATCGTCTGCTTCCAACTTATCTACTACCATTTGATGAACTGGTAAGCATTCTAAATAGTCTTGGGTCCTGAATAACTGGCCTATTAATGCTTCAGTCTCTTCTTCTTTAGTATCATACAACCCCCAATGGGTAATACGAGAGGTTGCTCTTTGGGCTTTATAATTAGGGTCAATATTCTTTCTATTTCCGGAACCTCCTTTACCGTCCCATACTACAACTACTCTAGTAGGATCAAAAATTCTAGTAACATACCCCAAAGAACGAAGAAACCCTACCAGGCCACCAACATGGGCACCTGATGGGTTCATCGCCTTGAGCAGCGAGAACGACCTGATTAAGGTGTTCATCGCATCAATGACCAGAATGTGGTCATTCAACGCTCGGGGTGGGGTCTCCTTTAATTTCTTTAGAATATTATTATAAGACACTAATCAAGTAGGTTTGGAGTTATAACATCTTCTTCTAGGTCGCCTTCCTCTATAAGATCGAAATCTAAACTACCTACTAATTTTAACCAATGTTCTTTATGAGCATCTTTATACTTATCGATCTGTCTTTTATCGTCTGGTATAAATCCATGAGAGGTCATTACTACTCTTCCTCTAGATTGCACTCCTCCAATATGATTCTTTTCTATTTGTACATTTGTACGTTTTGCAAACTCTACTTGCATACCGTCTTTTATAGCTTTAATCTTAGATGTACCTGGATTGGTAATGTTACCAAAGGTAACTACTAAGGTTGCATCATACCACATAGACATTCCACCTTTATTCTGAAGCTTAGGTTGACCCATCGGCGATTCAGGTTTCATAGTCCATACTTTATTGATAGCTACTAACGTATTAGTATAAGGTGAGTTTTCTTTTCTAGATAATAGTATCTTTTGATTAAGGTTGTTTCCAAACTGAGTAGACATTGCACCTGCATTCCATTCATTGTTGTTCTTATTAGAACGTACTGATAGTTCACATGGTACTGAACCTATACTATCCCAGAAGAAACACATATCATAAGGTAAATTACCTTTAGCTTGTTCATCCATTAAGTCTGCCATGTAGACTGCTACATCTTCTATGGTATTTAACTGTCCTCTATCGGCATATAGAAAATGGCCTTCGTAATCAACTACGGTTCCATTTTTATCTTTTACCTCCTCAAACTGTAATCCCATTTCTTTTGCGTGTTCCCAAGACCATTTCATCTCAGTAACGATAAATACTGGGAGAATACCCTGTTTTTGAGCATTCACCGCAGCTTCTAGTAGGGCAGTTGTCTTGCCCGTATCACTATGTCCACGCAATAGAGTGATGTGTCCGGTAGGAATACCGGGTAAAGATGTAATATCCTGAAAGGCTTGAGATAGTGGTATCCAACCTTGTTCTTTAAATTTTACAGAAGCGTTAGAATAACCTTTCTTCTGTTTAAAATTTGATAGATTGAACGACTTGCGTACTGCAGCAGTCGCTCTTGCTTTTACTTCTTCTTTCTTATTTGCCATTCTTATTCGTTAAATAAATCATCAAATTTACTTACCGTGTCTTTATTATCAGCAGTTGCTGTCTCTAAAGTAAAGTCTGTTTTGGCTGGTGCAGCTGGAGTTTCAGCTCCTGCAGCTGGAGCAGCTTCTTCTGCTGATCCTGGATTAAGATAGTTCTGTAATTGCTTCTTAATAAAGTCGTAATCATACTGAGTATGTACTTCAACCGGGTTAGGTTGAGTTTTTAACCAAGTATCTACTAGATCGTTATTATCTGATAAAGCTGTTTGTTTAGGTTTGATTCTAACAGTAGTCTCAGGATAAGGGTTACCTTCTCTTTGTTCTACTACTAAGTCCCAACCATTTATAACGTCAGTAAAATCACCTACATCTTCATCTTCAGCTAATGCCAATAATGCTTTGTAGATAGTTATACCAAATCCCCATAATCTAACTCCTTTATCTTCTTCTCCTCTAACTACTACAGGAGCAAAGATTCTAGTCTTAGGTGATATCTTACCAGCTAAGGACCAATTATCTTTATCAGAAGTTTTCTTAAGTTCTTTTACAAACTCTTCGATAGGGTCTTGTTTACCGAAGTTTGATAATGCAACCATAGGGTATTTTCCAATACCGTAATGAAATTTTAATTCCTTAAAAGGGAATGCAGGGTCATATACAGAAGGTACAATCCTTACTGTTTGTTTGCCCAGTTGTGGTTTCCAAAAAATTGTGGAATAGTCCGTTTTTTCTCTTTGTTGACCGTTATTATTTAACGAATCAAGCTTTGCGCGTATAGCATTTAAATCCATATAACTAATTTTAATTAAAACTTATTATTAATAATATAAGAACTTTTTTTTAGTTCTCCAACTCTATAATCTTATAAAGTTTTGTGTTCACTCTTTTGAGTTCTGGACCTTTAGTTAATAGAATGCAATTTCTATAATCTGTCCAGTTGATGCGGTAATTTGTATCTAATACACCTTCATTAAGCTCTTTAATCAAAGTGTTTAATGCGTTGATTGTATAAAGTGTGTTAGATTCTTTCTTTCTGTGTACTAAAATAGTGTTCTCTAAAAACGTTCCTACGTTTCCAAAGTCAACATTATACGTACATATGTATTCATCTTGCGATTTTGAATATAGTACGAAAATTTTGTTGTAGATTATTTTATACCTTTCTTGGATCTCCTCTAAGACTCCTTCTAAAGTCTCTTCGGTAGCAAAAGTACAGAAAAGTTTGTTGCTCATATCGTCGTATAAATCTAACGGTTCAATGTCGTAATCGAACGCCGCTATAACTTGTTGTTCTATCATTTATAAATATCTTTTCGTTTTATAAACTAAGGTCTTTTGAATATTTAAATTTTATTGGGTACTTACCCCCTGATTCTAGTATCTCCTTTAGTTCTTCTAATGTTTCTTTTCCGTCTTCCTTATGAAAGTCAAATAATAATGCATCGTATGTATACAAGACTAACTTAGTTTTCTTATTTTTTAAGTAGCCTAGTACTTCTTTTAATATAAGAATATTTCTTGAGGTTTCCAAACTTTGCATGATATAATTCATTAGTTTTTGAGGATTCATATCCTTTAATTTACTAGTGAAAGGTTTTCTACTAATCGGTGCCAAGACTTCTCCGTCATTTTCATATCGTTTCCATAAGTCTTTGATATAATCATTAATTTTTGTAAAAATTGGTAGGAAAGCATATTTTTCTGGTATCTTCCCATAAATTGCGTGAAAGTTAATTTGTTTTGCTTTATCATATTCATCTTCTGTTATTTCTTCTTTATTAAAGTACTGTTTTGCTAATTGTTCATGAGCCGATTCGTTAGAAAGTTCATATTCTATTTGCTCACACAATAACCGTAAGTGATAACCGTCAAAATCTAGTTCTACAAAGTAATCACCGGTAGGTCTAAAAGATTTTCTATGCTTCTCACTCTTTGGTATAGCAGCAAAGTTCACACTATTAAATGCATTCGTAGGTCTAGAAGTAACATTATACAGGTTATAGGAAGTAAGTACTGTATTATTTACTGTATTGTGTAAAGGATTACGGGGTTTGAACATTTCATTAAACTGCTCATAGTAAATACCTAACCCGGACTGCTCTAATAAGAAGAATACATTAGTGGCTGTCTTATTATAGAAATCAAATCCTTCTGGTATCTCTAAATCTATAGTATCTTTTACAGACTCGTATACATTCTCACAACTTTCATATAACTTAGAAAGAGGAATTAGTTGATTAACTTGTTTAAAATTATTAAATTTACTATAAAAATAATTTAATGTTGTATTATCCCTAGAATACTCTAACCTATCATAATGTGTCATAGAGTAAAGTAACGATAGATCAGTGGCTTCCTGTAAATTAAAGTGGTATAGTAGTTCTTTCTTATTAAGGGTATATAACTTACTTGCAGAAAAAAGAATATCGTAGACACGTTCTTTTGTTACATTAACTCCTTCACTGTGGTCTATAGGAATAATAAATCCGTGTTTAGAATGTACGGGTCTAATGTATACTGCTGTAGTGTAGGTAAGTTTTGGATGATATAAATTATTAGAACTAATTACATCAACATATAACCCTAATTTCGATAACCGTTGTAAGTTCTCTAACTTACTTTCTTGTTCAACTATATAAAACACTTAATAACCTTTGTTATAATATATGAATAGTTTCTTTAATAACAAACTCATTAATGGTTTTCTTTATATCTAAAATAAAAAATTCTAGATTAATATTTTCTGTTTTCAATTATAGTTTATTTTATAAACTCTGAGTATGATTTAACTATATTTACTATTCCTGGTATATTATTTTCTAATTCTAGTATAGTTTCTTTATTTTTTGCCTCACTGCCAAAATAAATATAGTTACCTTTTTTCACATTATCAACCGGTGTAGTTAAATCCCACTTAACTTTTTCTGAATTTATATAATTTTTTGTAGAAAACTTATTATATTTCTCTAATTTAACTTCTACTATACTTTTATTTCTTATATCTTGAATGAAATATCTATAAAAATAACCTTGTTCATGTTCTGCTTGTGTTGGTTTAATAGTATCATTAGTAAATTTTATCTCAGATCCTCCACTAGCAGTATTTTCTCTGAATGCTATTATAGGTTTGGAATTCTTAGAAGGTTGTTTACCTGTAAAGTATTTTTTATCATACGTTTCAAAATACCATCCGGTATAGGCATCACCGTTTTTAAGAATGAATAAATCTCCTCTTGTATACTTTGGTTTAGAATATTTTGATTTAGGTAAATACATACTAAGTTAATTCTATTTCTGGATCTACTCTTTTATTTTTGTAATCGAATTTTATATCTAAATGGTTTTTCATTACACCTGCTTGAGCATCTTTATAGCCTTCAGCCAAATTTGACATTTGCCCAATTACATCACCTTTATTAGCAGCTCTAAATTTTTTCCATGTAGATTCAGCATAATTTAAAACCATAGTATAATCTTTATAATCTTTAATTCCTTTTAGAGTAATTTTAGGTAACCCACTATTTGTTACTCCTGAAGTTATTACTCCATCAAATGGAGCTTTTACTGGTGTACCTGGTTCGGCTACAAAATCTGTGCCTCTATGTTTTCTTGTACCACGGTCTCTAGGTGAAACAAAATGTCCACCACCTGCGGCATCATTTCTTATCTCTCTTGAAGGTAAAGGAAACTCTAATGGTAGTTTTTCTTCTTCTGGTATTTCAGCGGCGTCGTATCTATAATCAGAAGCAGCCTCAATTGCTTCTTCTATATCCTCAGGTTGAGATACAATTGTATTAGTTTTCTCTAACATAAACATATAACAGCCTATATCTGTAACCCAACGGTTTTGATCAATACTGTGATCTAATTTTGTGATTATCCACCCAACTCTTGATTTGCCTTCTTCATCTAGATACTTTTTTGGTAGGAGTTCAGTCGGTATTGTAAAAGCTTCCCCAATTTTGAGTCCTCCTAAACCAGTTAATTTTATACTTAATTCTATTGGTACTATACCTGTAGGGTTAGATTCTTTATCTACTAAATAGTAATGTAAAAACTTCTGCATTAACTTATTAAACAGAGGTCTAACACCTTGAAAATCTTCTGCTACATAGTTTATTGTTTCAGTTTCTGTATTGTAAGTACTTTCTACTACGGTTATAATTTGAAAAACTTTAGTATCGAGTTCTTCCCTGTTTTGGTAGTACTTTTCTGATAAAAATCTATCTATTAGCCCTTTGTTCCAATTTTGCATATTTAACATCTCTTGTCCAGCGTCGGTATTAGATGCTTGTGCTGCTATGGCTACTTGTGAAGCTATTCTATTAGTTATTTTACTAGATATAGAAAAATCTTGTACTGTTGATCCAAGTCCTTGTACTTTTAACTCTGGGATTGGAGCGTTTGGGGTTAATTTTCTATCTATAATGTAATATAAAAAACTTTCTTCATCATAATGTAAATCGAAATCATTTATTTCTCCTGAGGAGTTTTGAATACCTGTTAGAATATCCTTTATAAAATCAAATACATTTTGTTCGGTTATGTTTTCATTACCTAACCTACTATTAAGGGTATCTAAAATATAGCTAGTATTTACACATATATTTAAAATATCGTCTTTATTACCTAACTCTTTACCCTCTGTGGCAAATCCGTACCCGTATTTTGTATTATTTTCAGATTTTGGTAAAAATCCTATTTTTGGGTCTACTATAAAATGCTGTTTAAATGTAGTAAAAGGTGTTTTGTTGACCCCTTCTTTATCTCCTATATAAAATGAGTTTACAGGTTTTAACATTAAAAAACTATTGATAGCTTCTAATAATACGTACATTGGTATATACGTGAAGAAATCATTATCATCCTCTAGGTTATTCACCTTAACTTTAAAAGTCTTAAATACCCTACTCTTATTTTCTAAACTATCTTTTACTGTTACAAAATCCTGATTAAAAGCTTGTCTAAGGTTTGTGTTATTATTTATATAGTCATTAATAGTTATAACTTTTTTATTAACTAGAGAGGATATGAAGTTATGTAAACCGGTACTGTTTTGAGTAATATCGCTTATATCATCTTCTTCTTTATCTGTATTATTACCAAAAACTGCTAATCGTAATGATTCTGCTATATCTCCTTTTGATATTATGTCTATTTTACAGTCATACTCTCCGTTTTGAGCATACGACCATGAGAAGTTTTTAATAACTCCGAATATCGCCTCATAATTAAAAGTAGAGCCCTCTCTTAATTCTTTAATCTTTTTAACTACTGCTTCTTTATTATCAGAATTAAAAAAATCATCACCTATAGTCTTAATATTGTTTACTACCTTAGTATTTTCTGAAGTAGTGTCTAAGTAGAGAGAATGTCCCCATTCAAGAAGTATAGAAAATCCAGGTCTTAAAAAAAGAGATTCCAAATCACTTAACTGTTCAATAGAATTAGCTTTAAATTCAACTGTTGCTCCTCTTAAAACACCTTGGTAATTTAGACTTGTTACAGCAAAACCTGTGATACCGGGCATTGGAACGTATCCATAAACTTTTGACTCTTCATATGCTCCTCTACCGTCTTCTGTATCTGGTAGAAGACCTCCTCTTAAGGCATTATCATACAGGGTCCCACCAAGTAGTATGTAGTCTTTTGCTAAAGTATTATCTCCTTTAGAATTAGGTTCTGTAGCTTGTGTATTAACTGCCGAGGATAGTTTTATCCAAGCAGTATTGGCATTTAAGTATAACAGCTCTTCATTTGTTCTATCAGCTGTTTTTTCTAATATGCTTTGACGTTTTTCTAAAAGAGTGTTTACAGTATCGTTTATAGGACCTCCTACGATAGATGTATTTTTATAACCTAATGACATTACCTTGTACTATTTAACTGTTCAAATAATCTTAAAGCTAGATTTTTATCGGCAGGTATTCTTAACTGTGTTCCTGCTAAAGGTATAAGAGAACCGTTGAAACTATTATTAGCTGAAGCTATTATCCACCATAGGGATGAATCTTTATAGTACTGTGAGGCTAATATGTCAAATCTATCACCTGCTGTAGCTATAACGTATACATCATTGACAGTTTCAGGTATAGGAGGGTATATTGCGTTTGTTTTATACCTTTTACCTGATTCGGTTACTTTAGAATTTATTTGATTATATCTCGACATTATTGATTTTCATTTGTTGGAAAATAACTTCTATCCTCTTGAGTTGCATCTGTGGTGATATAAGGTAGTAACCCTGTTTGAGGTACAAACTTATGTATAGGAGTAAAGGTAAGGCTACAGTCTAGTACCGTTGGTAGTTGCTGCATTTCACTATCAAGATTATTTCTATCTAAAGCTATTTCCCAAGGGTAGTTATTTTGCCAGGTGTAAGATACGTTACTTATAAACCCTGTTGTATTTACTAAATAATCACCAACAGTAGCTTCTATAAAAGTTCCTCTCATTGTATTATTATTATATGTAGGGGCTGTTACAGATGCTAATTGTATCATCTTTTGATAAAGAGGTTTCATCTCATGTCTTGACTGTGCTGCTATTTTAAAACCTATGTTTAAACTTCTTTCAAAGTTTCCATAAGTATAAAAGTTTTCTGCTCTTCCATTATAGTTCCAAGTATTCCAGTTACTAGAGTAATTATCATCAAAGGTATCTAAAAATGCTCTAAATAATAAGGTCTTATTATTTTCTTCTTCTGGTGTTATTATTTTAAACTTAAACTTTATAAAATCCTGTGGTATTGATGGATCTCCGGTTCTTCTTGCTTGTGCTGCTTCATCATCTGTTGCTGCTGGTTCAAAATTTATTAGGTCAATATTGTTATTCTCTTTACTCTGTTCTAAAGACCTAACATAACTATCCCCGTCTTCTTGTACTCTTTTTGAAGGATCTCCTAAACTGTACTTAGTTTCTTTTCTGATATCAGGTTTAGTGTTATCAAATAATTGAGGAGGTAAACTTAAACCAGTTGTAAGTTGAGTATTTTTTAATCTAGGTTTATTTGGGTTTATATTTCTTGCAAGACCTGATTCTTCTGCTAAATCCGTATGAGTATCGTCCTCTGTCAAACCTGGTAAAGGTCTTTGAGTATCCGGTACTAAATCAGCAAATACCGGTGATACTAAACCTCCATTATTTACTGTTGCATGTGGTGCTGTATCTAGTCCGCTTAAATAGGTCTTTCCTGATTTTCCATTAAACCCTTTTACAAAATGGGTACCTGTACCGTTAAGGGGTACTTGTGCTAGTGTTGAACCAATAGTTTTTACAGTCTCAATTAATCCATTACCTACTTGTGCAAGTTTATTACCTATAAAAGACTTATTAGGGTCATTCTTAATAGTCAGAGCTTGTAGTGCTGTTTCGTTTGCTAAGTACTTAATACCTGGACGTTGAGTTAAAAGAGTACTAATTCTCACCACATCATCTACTCTCTTAGTGACAACGTTTTGATTTTGTAATGAGCTATCGACAGACACAGGTATATCTTTCTGTACTATAGGTTCATTACCTATATTACTAGCATCTGAGTATTTAAATCTTTGATTTACAGGTACTCCGTCTTTTAGATATTTCTTAAATATTGCCACTTATTATTCAGGCTTATTATCTGTGTACTTCTTTGGAGTAGCTCCATCTAGATCATAAACAGAATGTTCAGCAGGTTGTGATGTACCTTTTACATGTATATCTGTTGCCTGTCTTTTAGAGGGCGTTACTCCGTTTAATCCTAACTTAGATTGTTCCAATTGATTTTTTAAAATTCCCATAATATTCTTTATTATAAATAGTTTAACTTAATTTATGTGATGCTAAAACCATTGCACGACCGGCTTTATTGCCGTCTATATATACGTCCCCGCCTGATTCTATAGCTGATGCTATTCTTTCTAATAATCCTTCTACATTTTTATTATTACCTCCTGATAGGTTAGTTCCTCCAATAACTATATCATCTTTTCTAAATTTTTGTACTGGTTGACCTGGTCTTATTATAAAATCATCTGACTCTTCTATAGTAGAAATTCCTGTTAGTTGATTATTTTCATCTCTTTCTGCAGTTACTTTAACTATTGGCTCTCTTCCTCCGAATATCAAACTAAAGATGCCACCTTTTTCTAATCTTGCTAATGCATTGGAAAGGTTATCTATCATGTCAGTTAACGTATCTAACCCACCATCACCAACAAAGTCTGCAAATTTTTCTTGTACTTCTGATAATATTTCGTTAAATCTTTGTTGTGCAGTAACGTTTTTTTCTAATTCTGCTCTAGTAGTGCTTGTAAGATTATACTTATCAGCAAGATCATCTAATTCTTTTTGTCTTTGTCTTTTACTAATATTCTCTAATTTATTAACTGCTGCTACTTCCTTTTTGTACTTTTCGTAATTTTTTAACTGTTCAAGACCTTGTCTTGCTCTATCTGTTTCAAGTAAGTATGCATCTTGAAGTTCATCTACTGACAGGCTTAAAACATCAGCTAAAGCACTCATTATAATAGGACTCTTTCTTTGCTCATCAGTCAGTCCTTTCATTTGATCCATTACTAATGCTGTAGCATCATCTATATCACCAACTGCTGCTAATGATCTAGCTCTGTTAAGATTTAACTCTCTTCCTAAGAGTAATTCTGCTTCTAATTCAGCACCTATAGAACGTTCAAAGTCAAGTAAACCTTCAGATATACTTCTAGCTTGTGATAAATTAAAACCAAACTGTCTTACTTTAATAACAGCTTGGGCAAGCTCTGTGTTACTGAATCCAAATGATGCTGCTACTTGGCCTGAAGCAGAGGCTACCTCTTCCATTATTTGATTAATAGTTCCTGTACTTTCTCCTGTGTTAAGTAGTTGATTATTTAATTCAAGAATCGTATCGAAATTATTAGTAGCACTTTGTCCAAAAGCCTCTGATCTAGCTATTAATAATAACGCAGTTTCAGATGCTAAACCTAGCCTTCTTGTTAAAAATGTTTGAGCCTCTAAATTATCCTGATTAAAAGTACCGGTTCTTTGTAACTGTTCATTTAATGCTACTTGAGCTTCTACTAGGTCACCAGTAGTAATGTAACTTTTTGCAATATCAACTCTTGCAGCTTCAAGATTCTCTCTTAAAATTTGAGCTTGATCTTTACTTACTCCTAATGTTCGTGCTAAAGTTACAGATCTTTCATTTGCTATAAAAAATCCTTTTGCTATAAACTGTAAAGTTTTTAATACTGAGGAAAGAATAAGTAAAGGTAATAAATTGACTTTAATAGCTGTACCAATAGATTTAAAAGCCTGTACTCCACCTGCTCCTAATGCTGCCATGCTTGAATTACTGTCTCGCATCTTATCAGACATAGCAAGAAGTATTTCGTCAGCATCTAATAATTCTCCAACTAAAGGAATTTTTTGTGTTTCTCTTAATAATGTACCTAGTATACCTAATCGCTCTTCTAGATTTTTCGATCTTTTTTCTTCTTCTTTAGATGCATTTACAATTGCTTCTTCTATATCTTCTAAATTTGCTAATTCTTCTGCACTTAAATCTACTCCATTTCTTATAGCAATTTCTCTAGCTCTATAAAGATTATTTAATTTAGTCTCTAATGATTCTCTTTTAAGAGTAATTGACCTACTATCTAATGACTTATTATTATTATCGTCTATAACTTTACCTAAGTCTGTAGCGGCTTCAGCAGCTGATTTAAATGCACTGGATATATTTGCTTTCGCTATTCTTTGAGCTTGTTTATCTATATCATTAGATGTTTGTTGTATAGCTTGTTTAAATGCTTGAGAAGTAGATGCACTTAATCCAACCATAGTATCTTGAAATGTAGTTACAAGATCTTGAAAACTCTCTTTAAGTTCTTTCTGCTGTTTTTTAAAATCGTCTAATGGTTCGGCCATTGGGTATTATTTAATATAAATAGGAAAGACCTCTATTATTTAGAAGTCTTTGTTTTATAATCAGGTTTAATGTTTGGCCTTAGAATTTCTGACTTTTGTGCTCCTTTAGCTTTTTTCATAGCTTTTTCTTCAGCTTCATTTTTCTTATCGTAAAAATCTCGTATTTTACTAAAAGTAAACCTTCTTAACCATATAGGCATATTATATACATCACTATATGTATATCCGCCTTGACCATGAAATACTATCTCATGTATCTGTGAAAAGACAGAATTTCTATATTCCGGTGTCAGGCCAAAAAAAGTCGAGCCCTATAGGCACTGAAACTCCTCCTTCCTGTTTTCCGTTTGGATAAAATAACAATTCAACATCAGGCATTACAGAAGCTAGATGATTTCTTAATTCCCTTGCATCTTTTGCAAGTAAGTAAGTATCTACAAACTCTCTGATATCCTTAGATTCTGTTGATCCATTAACGGATGTAATAATTTTTTTAAGTCTTGTGGTAACTTCTGCTCCACTATCCTTGTTAATTTTTTTGAGACCTTCTATTTCTTTATCGATTTCTTTTTCGTCTCCGTGAGTTAACAATTTGAAAGTAACCTCAGCTTTAGTTGTTGGTAAACTAAAACTAAAATTATTAATTCTATCTTTAAATATATCAAAATCAATTTGTTTGTGATCTAATTCTGATAAATCTACATTATGCTCTTGACCTCTATAATTTACTTTATAATCCTTACCGTATGATAAAATTCTAGCTGCTACTAATACAGCATTTTTATCACCTACTAATAAATCATCATATACAACTCCTTCAGTAACTATTAAAGATTCTAATAATTTATCAATTACTATACCTGATTGTATGTAGTTTGAGTTGGTAAGTATGTCTTCTTCTTTTGCAGTCATATATTTCATCTCGATTTCTCCTTTTGATAATGGAGAATCTTCCGGATATAATAATCCTTTTGATGGAAGAAGTACTGTTTCTGTTGGTATTTTAAATGTGTTTGCCATAATAACGTTTAAGTATAACTTGTCTTATAATAAATATACGAATAAATTTTTTTGTAAACAACAAAAAACCCGACTAATTGTCGGGTTCTTATAAAGTATGTAGGTTAGCGGTTAGTAGTTTAAGATACAGTAGTCCATCGCTACAGTTAACGATACGTCAACTACCTCACTGTTTGCCCAATCGTAATCACCGAAATCTGCTGTTGTTACAAATCCTCCTTTGATTACCCATTCTCCAACGATATCTCCTACTGGTCCTAATATGTTTAATGTTAGATCCTTTTTGTAGAAATCTGAATATCCAGCTCTACCTGTTACTGACTCATAAGATAATCTTGCCCACTCCATCACTGCTTGTGCTCCTGATGGTGTAATTGGATCATATAAAGTCATTGTTATATCAGCCCATTCTCTTTTTCCTCTTATTTTTCTATAAGAATTGATGTGGTCTAATTTAATCACCTCATCTGTAAATTCTGGTGCTGAAACGTTCTTTACTAAGAATGATGGAATACCATCTACGTAAAGGACAAATCTATTTTGAACTTTCGGTTCGAAAGCTCTAAACATTATTTCATTTGGATCTAATACTGCCATGTTGTTTTACTTTATTATAAATATCTAAATTTTAAATTATGCTCCAAATGTTGCCCCTGTTGGTTCAACAACGAAGTCTAATACTATAAATTCTGCTGTTTTAGCTGGCTGAATATAGATTTGACCTACTAACTGGTTTCTATCTATTACGTCTGCTGTATTGTTACTGTCGTCCATTACTACTCTGTAAGCGTAAAGACCTTGTCTTTGAGTTACTGAATCTAAGTATGGATTAACTGCTGATAAGAATTTATTTCTAGTTGTAATCGTATTTTGTTCAAATACTAACGATGATGCTTGATCACCTATAAATTTCTTAAGATCAATTAATAGTCTTCTAACATTTACTCTATCTAAAGCTGATGCTTTAGTCTGTAATGTTTTCTGTCCAAAGATTGCAATACCTGTTCCTGGGAATGTAGCAATTGGGTTAACTTTGCTTTCGTATAAAGTATCTCTATCACTTCTAGTTAACTTTCTTTCTGCTTGAATTACTCCCGGTATTCCACCTCTTACAAGTCCTGCTGGTGCGAACCATGGTGCTGCTGCTCCATCTGTAAATGCAAATACTCCTGGTATATAAACTGATGCTGGTGTCCAAACATTCTTACCTGCTGAAGAGGCTGTTTGTAACCAAGGCCAGTATGATGCTGCGTATGAGCTATTTAAAAGATCTGCTTTACCTGTTACCTGTGATACTGTAGCGTTATGTTTGTATAAATCTATTACTGCGATACAATCTCCTCTAGTCTCTGCTAAAGAAATAACTGTATCTAATCTACTACTATGTAAATCATAAGTTAATCCTGGTACAGATATAACATTAAATAAATAAGCGTCTGTGTTTTCAAGTATTGAAATAGCGTTTGAATAGTCAGTATCTGCTAATCCTTGAGTTTGTGTACTAATATTATGGAAGAAGTTTGCTGATGCTGCTACATCTCCTGTTGCTCCATAGAATGAACCTGAACCTGCAGCTGGTAAAGAACCAGATGCTGATCCTACTCTAATTAATCCGTTATTACCAATATAGTCAATAGTGTTTCTAGCTACTGATGCTACTCTAATGTAGTTAGAGTTATTTGCATAAGACCCAGTAGTATCGATATAAAGAGTTCCTCCTCCGTCTGTTTGCTTTGTTAGTACTTGATCTCCAATAACCTTACTAATATAGTTATCCGAATTTGGATCTAATGTTAGGTTATTAAATGATTCAAGAACTACTTTATTTTTCTGATTATCATCTCCTCTTCTAACTGAAAGGCTAAATGTTCCTTTTGCATTATTAAGATTTGATACTTCCCATCTTAGGTTATCAGCTGAACCAGATACTAATGATCCGTCAGTGTTGTGTGCTCCTGCATCTCCTACTCCTGTTGAGTTGTTGTATAAGACCCCTTTTCCAAAAGTTTCTAATGTGAAAGGTACTACTCCTCCATCTGATGCTGTTACTGCTGTTGATGTAGCTCTTGTATAAGCTCC